CCGTAATAGCGTTGTCTCTATCTAATAAAGTTATAGTTGAGTAAGCCACACCAGATACTGTTGATACTTCTGTTAACAAATCTTGCAAAGTTATTCTATCTTTAAAGTTAACATTATCAAAAGCAAGAAAATTACTTAATACAGCTTGAACCGCATTTGTAACGGTACTTTGTCTGTACTGGTCTAGAACTTGAACGTCAATTTCTATATTTACATCTACATATGAAGGAGGTTGTAAAGTTAACGTTGTAGTAGGAGGCATTTTATCTGCAAAAAATGTTTGAACTGTAGGTTGTAGATTAGTAAACACTAATGTAGGCGTAACATTATCATCTTCAACACCAGGGTCACCAGACGGTGCGTAATACAAAGTTATGCTGTTATAAGTATTAGCAATTGCATTTGCTTTTGCTACTCCTAAAATTTGGACGGCTAAAGACGCGTAGTCTTCTAAAGTAACCGCTCTGTTTAATGACCTAATACTGATTGGAGTATTTAATCTTACTGAATCAGTAGATTCTGAATCAGAACCTCCTGAAGCGGGGTCTTCATTGTTTACCTGAAGACCTACTTGATAGTTAGTTACTATCTCAGTTAATGTATTTTCTGCAACGTTTCCAGCATCTCCAGCACCAACTCTGTAAGTTGCTTCTATAGTTCCATTTCTTGGGGGAATGCGTCCACCAACGTTATCTCCAAAAATAACATAAGTTCTATCTTCACCATCTACATCAATTGTATAAACAGGGTCATTTCCTGAGTAATCTACTAAATAATCAACAAATGTATAAACTACGTTATCAACTGTGATTTCAATGCTATCTTTAATAACAGGAAAATCAGCTAAAAGAAAAACTTGGTCTGCTAGACCACTTGAAATTCCAAGTGCGTCTATACCAGTTTCTTCGACTGTGTATCCCTGAGTAGCAACAACCGTAACTACAGCGCCAGCTGTTAGCCCACCATCTCCAGAAGCTGGAACAGTTATTGCTGAGTTTGTTTCAAATATAATTTCAACATTTTCTCCACTAACAATGCTTGTAGTAGATACTTGAGTTCCGGCAGGAACAACTTGTGAAGAAGTAGCAAAAGTACTAAAAGATAAAGTAACTGTTGCTGGAGTGCTAGGTGTAGGAGTGTATCCTAATAATCTAGCCATTCTAAGAACGCTGTCTCTTTGACTTGCGGTTAATATAAACGATTCATTAGCTGCTCTATCTATATAAAAGCTCATAATGTCGCCCATATAGGCAAACAATTCAATTAAAGTAATACCAAAATCAGAAGCGTCTCTATTCTTCCATTCAGGTAAAAAGTATTGAATTAGAGATATCATGTCATCTCTAATAGCCTCAAAGTCTCTAGATGTGTAATCTATTTGAGGTATTACATTTGGTTCAGCCATTAGTTATTCCCTTCAAGCAAATCTCCGGACCTAGTAAAGGTACCTGTATTTATATTTATTTCGTCTGTTGTTTCATTTGGAAGCTTATAGTTTATTGTAATGTTTAAATGCATTGTATTTAAATCCAATTCTATATATAAATCTTGTAAAACCAAAGAAGGAAGCCATTGAGAAAACGCTGCTCTAACTGTAGCATCTACTATAGGTATTGCAACCGCTTCATTTTCAAAAATAGCAGTTTTTATTTGAGTCCCATAAGTAGGCCTCATTACTCTTTCATTAAGACCGGTCATTACAGCTAAAAACACTCTATCTTTATATATTTTATTTTGGTTAGTTGTAAAGGATATGCCATAAGATTCACTTAAAGAAAAAGGTAAAGATATAGCTCTTTGAGTAGCCATTAGAACACTCCCATCCAAACTGGAAAATTAGGGTCTCCGCCTTCAAACATAACCCACACCCCATCATTAAGTTTAGGGGTTTTATAGTGAACTGTGTGTTGGGAAGAGCCTGTATCTCTAGGGTCTGACGCAGAGGCTCTAGTAACTGTTGCTGAATGGCTATGAGAAGGGGTGCCACCAGAACCGATAGTCACTACGTGATTTAGATGAGTTTGGTAAGCAGACGCAGGAAGGCAAGGCCATGCCCAGTCAGTAATTTGTTCTCCAAGAATTTGAGGTACTTTTACTCTAATTCTGCTTTTAGAAATAGGGTCTTTAACGTCTAAACAAATACCTCTATAGATACCATAAAATTTTTTATCTACCTCTCCGCCTAACAACAGCACAACCTCCGTCTAAGTCTTTGAGCAACAAAAATACTTCTATTACTTGGTTTATTTTGCCTTAGTCTAACATCTGCTATATCGCTTTCCCAATATGAGTACGATTCATTTCTAGCCCGTGTTTTAGCTCTATTAAAATTTTTTCCTTTTATAAAAATTGAAGAGGATTCATTTTGTGTTGGTAATAATTTAGTTTTTAATCTTGGTGTAGGTTTAAGAGTTGTTTGTCTAATATTTGGTTCTACATATACTTTGTTTTCATTTTCAGGATAAGAGTATTCATTTTGTGACGTAATAGTAGCTGGGCCAAGAGAATCTATTCCAACTTCTATATTAGTTGTAAATTTTGTTTCTGTTAAACTTATGTAGTGCACAATATGTTCTACTGAAAGTAGTATCCAATAACCACTATATTCAGTCCCTATTCCATTTAAATATATTGGCATTCCTGGAATTAAATTAGGAGAACCTATTAATCCACCATGAGCTCTATAAGGAAACTTAACCATCTCACTAAAAGCATCAAAATGAGATTTAGCAATGTCCATACCAGGAACTACAGTGTTTACATCAAAGCTATCAAATAAAGGAGGTTTTGTTATTTTACGTTTACCTGATTTTAATTTTTGTTTACTATAAGAATTAGATTTTTTAGTAATTGGATTAACTCCATTAAAAGATTGAGCACTTTTAGTTGCTTCAGGAAAAGGAATACTTTCACCAACAATTGGAGTAAAGTGGTATAAATCAGAACCTTTTATAGTAGAACCAGAAGTAGCTAAGCTTTGCAAAGTGTAAGATGGAGCATAGTTTTTATATTTTTTATAATATTCGTCTATAGGTTTAAAAATTAATGTTGTACCATCTACTCTAAATAAATAACCACATTTTTTAGCACATTTAACTAAAAATTCCCAATCACTTTCTCCATGCTGAGCAATTTGAGGAAATACTCTAGGGTGAGATGTTATATCAGCAGCAAATTTATATTTTTTAGCTATAGTTTTAGCTATTTGAGATACTGTTACTTTTTTCCAAACTTTTTGAGATTTTTGTTTCATTCTGTATGATGCACCTATAAAAGTAACTTCTACAAATCTTTTTTCCGTATTCATCACTTTTTTAACATGATGAACAAACCCTGAGTAGGAATCTATTCCTTTAATGCTTTTTAACGTTATTGTCATTGGTGTTCCAGGGGGTATTAACTTTTCAGATAAATCCCAATTTTTAAAAACTACAGTCCCAAGGTCATGTTTGTATCTATCTTGTTTTATTTTTGCTGAATAAACTTTTGGAAGTTTTTTTAGTTTTATTGTAGGAAAAGAAATAGATATTGTTTTATAAGACATGCTATTCCACTATTGTTTCTATTTTTAAAATAGTTCCTATTGGAATATTGTTTGGGTCTTTTATTTGTGGATTTTTATTTAATATAAACCACCAAGAACTTGAGTCTCCATAAAATCTTTCAGCTATTGAATCAAGCCTGTCTCCTTTTACCCAAGCGTATTCAAAATAATTAATAGTTCCTATATCAGGTGTTGGATAAAATAAAACTGGGTGTACATCTTCATTTTTATTTAATGCAAAATAATCAATTATTGCGTACTCATATCTAGAATTTTTATTTATCATTTATTAACCTCTACCCGGTCCTCTTTTTGGTTGAGTACCAAAAGAACTAGGTTGGTCTCCAACATTTTGAGCTGCATTTGTATCTTGATTACCAAATCCATAAGCACTAAGTACTTGTAGATTGATAGTTACACTAGACTGTATTGGAATCATGTCCTGAGTAAACATTGTGTGAGTTGTTGCTAAAGATTGAATGATTCCAATTTGAGTGTAAGGACCAATATCAACTCTTACTAAAGTTGGAATAATAATTCCAATATCAGATGTATCTTGATTTGCAGAGTTTTTTAAATTATCTCCATTTATTGTTTTATATAAAAATTCTATATCAGCTAATGTCCCTCTTTTTTTCAAATCAACAATTAATGCTGCGTAGTCTCCAGTAAGTCCAGCATTAGGTCCATAATATTGACTTAAATTTGAAGAATTATTAGATTTAAAACAAGCAAAATCGTTTATTCTATTAATTTCTAATGTAAATTCAACAGTTCCAGTTCCTTGAAATAAATTTAAAAAAGCTAACGCATCGGTAGCAGCTGGAACAACATTTGCTGATATACCAGTAGAAGCTCTGTATTGATTAGGATTCCACATAAATTGAAATCCATAATTTATTTTTTTTCTTGATGCGTCTGCCGTTGCCTGTTGTTGTTGTTTTTTTATTAAATCTTCTTTAGGACCAGCATTTCTTAAATATCTACCTATTCTTTCACCAAACCCAAAAGATGTGCTTGAATTTGCTAAATCTGAACGATTAGATATTAAATATGACGGATTAGTCTCTGTGCTATCAACTAAAGATGCTAAATCAGCGTATCTCCAAATTTTTCCTCTTCTACTATAACTAAGAGTAGAGGAACCACTGTTTATAACACCGCTTCTAGTTTTTCCAGGTAATCTTTCATGCTCAGCTGCTGATACAGGCAAACTCCAGCTATGTGGAGGTAAATTAAATTTATACCCAGAAGGCCAAGATAACCCAGATTTTTTAACAGATTCTTTAGGATTAACCATTATGAGGCTCCTATCATATTTACTATACTTTCATATTTTAGTTGTCTTTTAATTTCTTCTACCAAATCTCTTGCAGATATATTTGCACCGTTAATACTAATGTTTACTCCACCGTAATTAACTGTACCCATTCCAGCGGAACCAGCCCTATAAGCGCCTGCACCACTAGCAGCAGCGTAACCACCTTCACCGCCGCCCCCACTTCCAACGCCACTACTTTCTGAACCACCGCTTGAAGCTATCCCACTTCCACCGCCTCCGCCTCCGTACTTACTTGAATCATAAAGGCCTTGAGCACCAGAAGCAGGCAAATTTTTAGTTCCCCATTTACTTGTAACAATTGCGTGATAAATTTCTTTAGGGTCAGCGTTTGACCTAAATGCATCTACTACAGCTTTGTAATAATTTAAATTTAAAGTTTTTAATGTGGCATCAAACCCCATGTCCCAGTTAGCATACCTTCTAACTCCATGGCTGTTCATAACACCAAGTTCTCCTGGCATTGATTTAGTTGTATTTAAAGGATTGAAATAAGCACTGTTATTAGAATGCCCACCTTCTTGAGCCATCCAACGCATCATTGCTTGTACGTTAGTTTCACTAGTAGGAGCGCCCATACCACCTAATACTTTTTTAGCCCAACCAGCTCTATCAAAAGGACCGCCTTTACCACCAGAGGGTACAACTACTCCATCTTCTTTAGGAACAAATATTTCTGCTTCTTTTTCTCCAACTATGTAAGGTTTTCCTTTTTTAGCTTCTCCACCATCTTGAAGTCCTGGAATACCTGTTGTTAACAACTTTAAAAGTGCTGCAAGTGGAGAAAGTAATAAATTAAGAGCTCCTGCTCCTAAACCTACTGCTCCTGAAAGAATTGGGGAAGTAGCAGCTGTTATTGCACCCTTTGTCCCTTGAAATCCTCCGAGGAGCTGTTGAGTTGATGTTGTAGCACCAGTTTGTAATAAACTGTCGGCTGAAAGATTTCCACCTTGAGCTTTTTGAAGTAAATACCTAATAATTGTATTTTTAGTTAACTCATCGGTTCCGTAAACATCATTTAGAAAGTTGTATAAACCAGAGCCTGGTAATAAAGAGCTGTTAATATCTTTTTTAGTTGGAGCTCTTCCTAAATTATTTGTAATCATTTGAAAAATTTGATTACCAACTTCTTGAAAACTTTTTGGCTCACCAGTTCTTGGGTCTCTTACTTGAATACCAAGCATACGCATCATGTTTACGCCACGTGCTTGGTTTAAAGTTCCCATAACTTGCATACCACCCGTTAACCCAGCGCCTGGAGTTAATCTAGATACGTCTGCAGCACTTGTAGTAATAGTTGAAGCAAAATTACCTTGTCCAGTAAACCCATACCGTTGAGCTTCTAATAAAGAACCTGCGGCATCTGTTCTACTAGTTGCTAGACCAGTTCTATTCATAGTGTTTAACAAACCTTGAGTTTGTCTTCCACTTAAATTGCCAAAAAATCTTTGATAACTAATTATTGCGTCAGTAGTAATAGCCGTTCCAGCTCCAGGAAGAGCGGCTTGTAATCCAGCGAATGCTGCACCACCAACTCTTACAGCTGCTGGTCCAAATGAAGAACCAATTGGTTGCCCGCCTTGTGCGCCACCAAATGAAGGGTTGTTATTAAAGACAGACCCACCACCACCTACGTTTAGGTCTCCGCCTCCACCGCCACCGGTCCCCCCAGCAGTACCCATTGTGGAAGAAAAACGATTGGCCTGGCGTACCATTTCCTTTAAATCATTAGTTATTTCTCTAATATGTTGTTTAGCGCCAGCTAAACCACCAGTAATGGCATTAGTTACTTGATTAATTTTGTCCACAGCACACCTCCAATTTACCTATATCTTCCTGAACGTTCTATCCAGTTCTTTCTTTCTTTAACAGTCATTCCTTTAATATCACCTAAAGTAAAACCATTAAAAGCTCTTGCAATTACTTCAAACTGGTCATATAAATCTTTGTACTGCTCTTCTCTATATGCGAAACAAAGCAGCTAAGGACAATGGAACGTTTATATCTTTTCCACATGCCTTACAAGCCTTGCTCACCTCCATAAGGCGAGGGCCAGGGTTCTTTTCTAATAACTCCATGGCAATTTTTTCTCTATCAGACATTCCAAGATTTAAAACATCTTGAGGGCCTGTTACGGAAACTCCGTTTATTGACATAACGCAGCCTGCTAATAAAATAGTGTTTAATTCAGCCATCGTTTTACTCGTAACACCATTAGATAGTTTTTTTTGAACTAATCCGTTAGGAAAAGCTAAAACTGTTTTACCAGCTTTAATATCTATTTCCCAAACTCTTTCATAAGGGTCTGCTAATTCTTTTACTTTAACATCTGAATTTAAATCAATTATAAGAGATTGTTCTTCAGAACATGAGTTACAAATTACTTTGTAATCTACTTCGTTTCCAAATGTTGCTTTTCTAATTCCTAAAAGTATTGCATCTCTGTCGCCAGACAAAAGAGAATCTAAATCATTTTCACTAGGTTTTTTATCACCTAGTTCTTCTAGCCCTCTTTGTAGTATCACTTGAAGAGCTTTTGCTTCAGTTTCAGAACGAGCAATTATTTCTTCATCTACTCCAGTTAACTCTCTAACTTTTGCTTTTTTTATAACAGAACCTTCCTGGGGTATAAACCCCCCAGGAAGCTCTACTATCAAATTACTTGGAGTTTCTGTTTTTACTTCTTTAACTGGTTCTTCTAATGCTTTTTCTGCAAATTGTTTTACTAAGTCTTCATCAGTAATGACTTGTTTGTTTATCACTTTTAATGCTCCTTTTTATTAACTTAACTGGTTATTGCTCTAAAGTCATTATCAGTAAAGAATACTGACATTCCTTCGTGTACTAATTGCATTGATTCAAACAAAATTTGGTTGTCACCAGAATTTAAATCTGAATAATTCAAAGTACTAATCCATGCATTTCTTAGTCTGAATCCCATTCTAGAAATGTTTTTATCTGTTGCGTTTGGATGAGATAAGACATAAATGTCAACATCACATCTAAAGCCTTTTGTTCCTAATGCAATACCTTCTCCAGATGAAACAGCAAACAATCCACGCATCCATGTAATTGCTTGGTCATTTCCATACAAAACACCACGTTGAAAAGACACAGGGGTGAATGTTGTCATACCAGGAATTTGATGAACAGTAGTGTTGTAGCCACCTTCACGGTATTGAATTGGTTGTGTGTTAATAGAAAGACCACTGATATTGGTAAATCCACCAATAAAACCAGTAGAGCTTCCATCAGCAGCATTGTAGTTATTACTAGAGCCGGTTTTTATCTTAGAACTAAATACACCGTCTTTAGTTGGATTGAACTCTGCGTAGAATCGAAAACTTCTTAAAGGGTCCGTTGCTACGGTAGAGAACCTATTTATAATACTGTCAGTTGCCATTAGTGTTTATCTCCTTATTCTACCGTGACGGTTGTTCCGCCATCGAACTGACCAATTTTGATGATTACGAATTCAGCAGGGCGTTGTAGAGCCACACCGATTTCTAATCTAACTTCACCGTTGTCGATTGAAGCTAGTGTATTAGTTTCATCATCACATTTAACAAAGTAAGCTTGGTCTGGAATATCTCCTCTTAAGCCACCTTGATTCCAGAATTCAGTTAAAAATCCTGAAGTCACAGCTGTTAGTTGACGCCATAGACGTGCATCGTTTGGCTCAAATACTGCAAATTCTGTTAAGTCTGTTAACGCTTTTCGCAAGTAGATAAGTGTACGACGTATTGGAACATAGCGGTCTGAATAGCTGCCTCGTAGTGTACGAGCACCCATTACAA